ATTACCACATCTATATTCTTCCAGCGGCTTGCTGTCATTGCTTCAATACTTGTTAATTTATCGTGCATCGCATCGCATTTATTTTTTAATGTGTTAATTGAATCTTTTTTCGTTTGCCCTTCTAATTGCATAGGTTTTCCCAAAATTTATGATTGGCATAATGATTATGATGTCCAAAATGGCCTTACTTTCAACATTATGCAAAAAACGTGCCAAGGGAACTGCAATACACATATTCATGCCTATATCAGTTATAACTTGTAACGATGTTTCTTTAAGACTGCCTAGCTTCGATTGCACTTAGTACACTATACTATGTAATATTTGCATTTAGTTCCAGAAAGTATCATTCGTATGTCTTTAGGTGATAGGTTTGTTTGCATATTATTAATTTGGATATCTAATGCATATTTTAGAATGGCATGAATTATTTCACTGCAAAAATATGACTTGGAACTTTCATTTTTAATTCCAAAGAAACCAAATAGAATTGCAAAGTAATCGTATTTTGCCCCAATTAAAGAATTTAAATGTTTTTTTAAATAAGTTTTAGTTTTGTCGTTGACCTCGATTTCGTATACTAATCCCATTTTTGTGCTAGGCTGCGACCGCTTTACAACCCCACTAAAAAAAGTTGCTTCGTAATATTGGCCATCAATTGTACAACTTACATGATAGTACTTATCATTTGTCACGAACTTAATAATTTTAGTTGTCCAAAAATAAAGTTCATACCACTTAAACTTTTGATTGTGAAAATTAATAAATATTTTATTCATTAGTCTATTTCTAGTTTGCCTGCCATTTTATAAACAACACGACTAACCTGTTTCAACTCAGTTAATACGCTTTTGATTGCTTCATCGGTCTGCGTTTTGTACTTTTCCATATTTTTCTTAATTGTTGAAATTTCGTTAAACATCTTAAAAATGTAGACGCCCATCACGACATAAGCAAAGAATACAACAAAAAATTGCCCCGATGCGGTCTGGATTAATGTGTAAAGTGAGGGTGCGTATCTTAGAATTTCCATTTTAAATCCTGTAAGTTCCAGACAAATATAAACCAGCGTTTGAACCTAAAGTGAAGTTTGGGTTACTGGGCATGAAAACATTAATATTAGTTCCATCATAATTAGTAACAAATCCACGTAAAGCCCCGGTACTATGTCCTATACATCCAGCACCAACTAAGTTTATTGCATCTAATGTTCCGGCTGTGTAATCTGCATGAGGCGTTACAGGGGGCGTGAATTTCATTTGTGTACTCACAGTTCCGCCAAGCGTACCAGTAGCCTTAATCTCTACGTATACACTCGTATTATCTTTATTGCGTGTATATGTTGCATAATTCGTGGTAACCGAAGTAAAGGTCATTGCCCCACTTGCGCTGTAAGTTGGGGTCCATGTAGTTGCCGCACCTTCAACATTTTTAATTTCAATATTGATTCTGGTTGCGCTAACAGCTGTTCCAACTTCACATGCGTACTCTGGCTTTGTGCTGGTTAATCCTCCTGACGTTCCAACATAATATTTAGTTCCTGCAGTTAATGAACTAAACGAATTATAAAAGCCATAGTCAATTTTAACTGTTTGGCCACTAGATACGGTGGTATTGCAAACCCCTACAACTGCTGTAATCCCAGCAAATGTAGTATTGTCAGCTTTATATGCCTGTCCGCCACTAATTCTTAAAATATCCCCTGCTGTAAGGTTTTCACCTGCTGTTATTGTGGAAAATTGATCGGATGGTATCCCTACATAAGTTGATGCTGTAATTTGATTTACATTTAAGTCATATGTGCCGTCAGTTAAAAATTGTATTAATTTATTCCAATTATCATTCCAATCAGTATTCGTAAATTTAATTCCTGCCCATGTGATTAAATCACTTATATTTGGTAATGCCATTATAGTCCACGCTCCTTTTTAATTTGTTGTAATGATCTTGGGGCTATGCCTCCGCTTTTTTGTCGTTCTATTGGTGTTACTGCCATTGCTGTAGCTTTTGGGATTGCCCTACCTGCTACCTGTAAGCCTCTTCCTACTGTCGGTAAGGTTCCAATAGCTGCTTTTTGGACTAATGGGCTTGATGCAGCCAAGGACAAGCCCCCTGTTACAGCTCCTGTTTTTGCCCCTATTGCTCCTGATAAAGCAACTCGCAATAAATTTGCTACGCCCTCGGAACCACCAGATCCACCGCCTTGACCAGGAAAAATTTTGCTAAACTGTTCTTTAATTTTTATGTTTTCTGACTTATTTAAAAATTTATCTTTTTCAGGTAACAGGTCATCTAATTTTTGCAATGCTTCTTGTGTAACATCATCTTGTTGTCTTTTTAAAAGTTTTGAAGCGTCTTTGTTTTTTGCTAATTTTTTTCCAAGGATTTCCTTAATTTCAAGCACCTCTTTTGTTTGCTCTCGTAGCTCAGAAACCCCTTGAACCTCAGTTTTTAATTGAGTTCTAATTTTGTTGCTTATTTCTTTTAATTTTTTGTCGCCTTTTGTGGTTCTCTTAGAAACTGTTGCGGGGTCTTTATACAATTGACTTGTATTGTCAATCTGGTCCATAATTTCTCTTAATCCCTCTGGGCTACGCTCTCTTTTTACATTATCCAAAATTTCATTAATATCAACTTTTTCCTGTGGCGTGTACACGCTTTGTTGTCCTGCCTTCTTTTCAAGCAGTTGTTTTTGACGATTTACGAATGTTGATAAATCAAATTGCTTTTCAGATTGTTTTAAAATTCTTGTTTCTTGTTTTTTTCGTGTGCCTGATTCTTTTAATAACTTTTGCAAACCATCTTTTGCTTTTTTACCTAAATCCGTATATGTATCTTTGGTTTTTAATATTCTTGGATTGCTTAACGCTTTTTCTATTGATCCTCGTGGCACTGAACTAAGAATATTCCCGACAAAAGCTGCTGTTTCTTTTGCTGGTTTTTCTAATACTTTAGCCACTGGCTTTGCAAGTTTTAACCCTTTCCCTATTGCTGATTCAGTGCCCGCTGCTATAGCACCTGATTTTAATGCTTGCGATACGCCTTCTCCCTCGGCTAGACCACCAACAACTCGGCTGCCACCAGTTATTGCCGCTTGCCCAGCTAACCCTATCCCAGCAAAAGGTAACGCTGCAATCGGTGCTAATCTTGCTATATCACTAACTACTTGTTTTGGTGTTTCTTTTATTACCTCTAATGGTGATATGCCACGTATCTTTTCAATTAATGTTGGGTCTTGTGTTACTTCTTGTGCAGTATCTATTGGTGGTAAGGTTTTGTAATATTTTTCAACAATAGCTTGTGATGGTGGAGAATCACCTTTTATTTTCATTATTCTGCCATCAGGAGCTTGTACTTTATATATTGGCATTACTCAACCCCAAGAAATGTAAACCCACCTGTTAATTTTGGCTCTTCATTATCTAGTTTTTCAAATTGTTGCTGTCTGTTTATTTGCTTTTGCCTTATCACTTCAGCAGTATCGCCAGGTTGTGGAAAATATTGTTTTATTGCATTTTCAAATTCTGATTCTGCAATCGCGGCACCTGATTCTTCTCGCAAAACAGCATTAACAAAGTCACGCTGTGCTTGCTCTATCAGTTTATACTCATCTGATTTAAACAAATAAGGCACCTTTTGGTCCTTTAAAAACTTTTTAGTATTTTCATAGTATGGGGTTTCTTTATTTTCAAACTTAGTTAATACTTCATGTGATGCTTGCTTTCGAGCTTTAAATCTAGCCTCTTTGGGATCTTGCTCTTTTTTCTTTAAATCTAGAAACAATGCATCCTCTATTTTTTGCCGTCTTTTGCGTTGTTCATCTATTAATTTTTGATCGCGATCTTTTTTAGCTTTTACTGCTGCAGCATCTTGTTGTAGGCCTAATTTTTCTAATTCAAATTGACGCATACTTTCCTTTTCTTGTTGAGCCAAGCCAAGTTTAAACTGCTCTTCTCCTTGCTGTACAATATTGGCCCCTATGGCTGGGTCAGCACCTAAAGCAACCGTTACACCTGCAAGCATGTTGTTTAATAATAGCCGCCCTTCTGGACTATCTTTCTGAGCATTAACAAAATCCCCAAATCCTTGCAATAAACCTTTTGCACCTTGTCCTAAGCCACCAATCAAGTTATCAACTGGGCTGGGCTGTTGTGGTTGCATTGGCTGTATTGGCTGACCGCTTGCTAGTAGCTCCGCTGTCATTTGTTCTTGTGTTGGTCTGGGGGCCATTGGGGTTATATTTAATTTGTTTTTTGGTTTTCCTATCATTTTTAACCTCTTTTAATAATTAAATACCGAATGAGGGTTTCTTCTGCGGTTTGCTCTAACGCCTGCTAGTGTTGCTAACCTAGCGCGCTCCTCTTGAGCCTTTTTTAATTCGGCCGATTGTGTTTTTAGCTTTTTTTCTTGCTCTATTTCTAAATTAGACTTTCCGGCAACTTTTTGAATTGGCGTTAATTCTTGTGCAAGTCCTGCCATAGCTTTTGTTCCAGCCATAGCAGCTCTTTTTTCTCGATCTGCTAGAGCTTGCTTTAGTGCAATTTCTTCAACTGCACGTGATAGGTCTAATCCCATCTTTGATGCTTGCTGTTGAGCAATTACACCTGCCTCAGGGCCACGCACGCCTGCCTGACTCAAACCTAACTTTGTTTGGGCTAGGGCTTGTTGCTGTTCAGGCAAAGCACGTTCCCTAATTAATGTTTTAAGCTGTTCAATAGCTGGGGGCGTACCAGTTGTTGCTTGCTCAAATTCAGTCTCCCCGGCTTGTCTTATACCTGTTGCCCGACCTAGAGCTTCTTCTTGTCCTACTTGACGGCCTCTTAATTGCGAAAGGGCTTGCGCTAATTGTTTGTCAGCAATTTCTTTTTGAGCCGATAATCTTAACCCCTCTAATCCTCTTTGTGCGGATATTTGTTTATTTGCCTGACTTTCTCCAAACAGTCCTGAAACAACGCCACCAACTACGGGCGCGGCTATAGCGGCTATACTATTAAAACTCATGAAATTCGCTCCTCTTTTATATATTTATGATTTTTACTGTTTATTTTATTAAATTTAGTAAATAATTCTTTGTCTAGCATTCCATTATTATGTTCTTGTATTATGTCTTTTTCAATTTCATCGACATTTGTTTTTTTTGTTACGTGAATTGTTGTCCAGATCGTATCCTCTTCTATATATAATAAACGCCTCGTATTTGGTTCTGTTATTCCTGTGTGTGGGGCGGTTATAGTTTCTAGTTTATTTCCATCGTACACTATACATTTACCCTTACTGACAACAAATGGGTGGTTAGTTTTATGTATTTTGCTGGTTAAGATTGATCCTGCCGGCATAAATATCTCGCGAATGTACATACCATCAGTAAAACGATGTGTTAATGGCATTTCTACTGGCGTACCAGTTGAAATAATACATTCCGCCTGGTCCATAAGTTTATTAATAGATACTTCTTTTTCTTTAATCTCCAACGACTCGCCCTTCCAATTTCCAACCTTTTATAATTGCT